AAAGCTGACATGGGCTTCCCCTTTTTATTTCTATAATCAACCAAGGAGAAACCGATATGTGGAATTTGTTCAAGAAGATGGTGACCAGCTGGAAGATGTGGGTCTTCTCGGCCATCGCTGCCTGCACCTGGGGAGCGATCTACTACGCCTTCCGGAAGTTCCAGGACGACGAGCCTATCTTCTCACGTAGCCGTTCCTGATTTGTCGGGTCAGGAAGGAAAAGGGTAGGTCCTTTACAGGGCCTATCTTTTTGCAAATTTTCGCAGTTTATACACCTTTTATAATGAAACCGATGATACGGAGGTATCAAAATGACCCTGAAAGAACGCCGTGAGGCAGTCAAGGAATACGTGAGGAGGAACCGAGATTTCGCATTCTACTTCGCCGGAGCCGCATCCGTGGTACTGGCAGAGGTGGTGCTGTTGAAGCACTTCAACACGAAGGAACTGACCGTCCAAGGCGACGTGATCGTCAACCAAGATGAACTGACATCGTGATCAAGGGGGAGCGAGGCCTACAAGGCCTTTAACCCCTTCGCAAGAAAAACACCCCCTGTAATGAGAACAAACCGACACCGAGGAGGTGAATTATGGATGAGATCGAAGAGACCAATGAAGATGGTTTCGGAAAGAGTTTGGCAAAGACGACCCTCGCTGCAACCCTCACAACCTTCGGGATGTGTATGGGGTTGATGGCGGCCGGTTGGATTGGCAGCAACGTCCGGACCAACGTCAAGAAGGTCAAGATCAACATCGAGACCAAGCCTGAAGAGGACGAGGCGTGATCAAGAGATTGGGTCCTACATGGACCCTTTCTTTTCGCAATATAAACACCCCCTATAGTGAGAACCGACAACTAAGGAGGTGAAAATGAAAGAACGACTGAAGAAATTCTGGCAGGAGGAGAAGACGCGAGTCTACTACTACGCTGGCGGCTTCGCAGCGGGCTTGGCCACTGGCCTCGCATTCTATATGGATGCGAGAGCTAAGGAGGTTGAGGACGTTGTGTTGAACGTCAACGAGGAGGAGCATCGCGCTCAAGTGACCCTCGTGCACAAGAACGGAATTGAGTCGCGCAGACAGTATCACAAGAGAGTTGCGTGATCAAAGGCTCTGCCCCTACATGGGGCATCCTTTTTCGCAGTTTAAACATCTCCTCTAATGAGAACCGACAAAGGAGACTGAAATGACAAGACGAGACGAAATCGTTGATTGGATGCTGACTGAGCTACAGGCACACGGATTCGACGACACCCCGGAGAACCGACTGGCGTTTCTGCAAGGATTGCAGCAAGCGTGGGAGGAAGACACCGATGTGGAGTTGGAGAAGATCCTGTACCAGATCGCACTCAACGGCGAGATCATCGTGTTGCAGATGCGACTACGACGACTCACCCCATAGCCGACGGCCCCAACAGGGGCTTTAGGCTTTTTGACGCAAGATTTACATGGTATGTAATGAACCGACGAGAGACGAAAGAGGTACTGATATGAACAAGTACGGATTCTGGAACTTCGCCCTGGATGCCACCGCAGTGGTGTTCACCGGCGGACTCTGGCTGATCTGGATCTTCGTTCGAGAAGCACGACGCTGACCGACCTGAAGTTCAACGGGAGATACCCTACAAGGTATTTCCTTTTTTAACGCAGAAATTACATAGGGTATAATGAACCCTACTAAGGAGTAAAGATGTCTGATAAGACCATCGCTAAGCTGAACTGGGCACTCAATAGCAAGACCCTGGTGTCGTTCGCTTTCGTATATACGATGGTGATCGTCGCCCTGGGAGCTGGCTACTGGGCCGCCAAGTTCGCCGAGATGTTTCTCTGACAAAGAAGCACTTGATAGGAATGAAAGGAGAAAGCCTACACGGCTTATCCTTTTTTCGCAAGTATTACATGGGGTATAATGAACCAATAAGAGATGACTAAGTTTATGCAATGATTTGGCTGGACCCCGGAATAGAGAACTGGCGGTTACTAATAAGTAACTGAAGGGGCAGGTATAAATCGAATGGACTACTTACTGACAACTGTAGTCCTGTCATCTCATATGGTTTTTCGCAACGTTTACATCTCCTTTAATGAGACCGACAACTAAGGAGAAAGACAATGGAATACATCCTTGCTGGATTCGTGATGACCATCGGGATCATCGGAGCCATCGCTCTGGGATTCGTCGCCGGCTGCCTGCTTACGCAGAAAGCTGACGAGATGACCAAAGAGATGGAGACCGACGATTTCGAAGAGAACGTGCGAATCTTCATGGAGCATTTCCCCGTCAAGTAATTGAACGGAGGAACTCAAGGGATTAGACTGAACAAGTCTTATCCTTTTTTGTCGCATACCATACATCCTTTGTAATGAACCGACAAGAGAAAGAAGGAGATATGGAATTTAGTATCCAATCCCATGCTGGAGCCCTTGCGCAATTCGATGACAGGGCCGCGGAAGTTCTGAAGAGAATTTACGATCCGAACTATGTCCTCACCATTGAGGATAAGTACGAGATCCGATTTCTCCTTGAGAGCTATCGCGCCAACGTCAGCGTATTGTGCAATGACATCCTGCGTGAGGACGAGACCCCCAAGACCTGGAAATTCTGGAAGAAGTGATCAAAAGCCTCTGACCCTACATGGGTTACGCTTTTTTAACTAAGGAGGACTATGACCACAGTAATCGTTGTGTTGGGACTGGCTATGATGTTTATTCTTGGATTCATCATTGGCGTACGTGCCACCACTAAACTTTACAAAAAGGGAGAGCTCTAATGGATGAAGCATTTGATGACGAGATGCGTGAGAATTTGAAAGAGTTTAGTACGCATATCAGTGGTGTTGGTCGTATGATTGGGTCAACAAAAATCGATCTTGATAAGTTGATTGCAATGAAGGTATGTCTTGCGTTGGGTACGGAAACGCTCGATACTTATATCAAAATCTTAAAAATGCGATACGAGGAGGTTGGTTAATGGATGTTCACTATCAAAGAATAGTTAATAAGAATTTCGTACTGTGTGGGCCTATACCAAAATACCATGCCTTTGCATCTACAAGTAGGGTTGCTGCTGTAACCTGCATCAATTGTCTTAGAATCCTAGCGGTGAAAAATGCTTGAGCTCATGCCTCATCAGGAGGAGGCCGTAAAGGCCCTGGGTAATGGCAAGATCCTTTGGGGTGGTGTAGGCACTGGTAAGAGTATGACTGTATTAGCTTATTACATGGAGAAGGAATATGGACGTAATATATGTGTTATCACTACCGCAAAGAAACGTGACAGTCTCGAGTGGCAAGGTGAGGCTGCCCGATTTGGAATCAGTGTGGCCCAGGAGCTCACATGTGGCGGAAGCCTTCTTGTCGAGTCTTGGAACAACATCAGTAAATTTGAACACCTGGAGGATTGGTTTTTCATTTTCGACGAGCAACGTCTCGTTGGTACAGGGGCCTGGGTCAAGTCATTCCTTAAGATCGTAAAGAAGAATCGATGGGTGCTACTGAGTGCTACGCCTGGCGATACATGGCTGGATTATGCCCCCGTGTTCATTGCGAATGGGTTCTTCAAGAACATTACACAGTTCAAGGCTCAACATGTTGTGTACGAGCCATTCAGCAAATATCCGAAGGTACGGCTGTATCTTGGAGAGAGAACGCTAGAGAAACTACGCAATGAGATCCTGGTTGAAATGCCATACCAAACCCATACCGAAAGGATCATGAATTGGCTAGAGGTGGATTACGATAAGGAGTTGTTCGATACCGTATTTAAACGTCGTTGGAATCCATGGCTAGATAAACCAGTTAAGGACATTGCTGATCTATTTAGACTGATGCGTAGAGCTGTGAACACTGATCCGTCTCGTATAGAGATGATTAGAAAGCTAATGACGTGCCATGATAGACTGGTGATCTTTTACAGCTTCAATTATGAGTTGGATATCTTGCGAGGATTGTCAGAGTATCGGGACGTGTTCGAGTGGAATGGTCACAAAAAAGACCCCCTACCACAGGGAGACACTTGGATATATCTTGTGCAGTACGCAGCTGGTGCTGAGGGATGGAATTGTACCACCACGGATGCCATGATTCTGTACAGTTTGACGTATTCTTACAAAAATTTCATCCAGGCACAAGGAAGGATTGACCGCCTAAATACCCCATATACGCAACTTTACTACTATATATTGTCGTCAAATTCGAAGATAGACGTTTGGATAAAAAATTCGTTGACTCAAAAACGCAATTTCAATGAGCGAAAATTGGGTCTAAAAATGTAGGAAAATTGGAGTTTTCAATTTTACGATCAGAGAGTGTTTCAGATATGACGGACGAATTTCGAGAAAATAGGTAAAAACCAGGGATTTTGATGGTCTTTACGTGATGTTTCATGTCATTTCATAGAGTTTCCATGTCCCCGTCAAATGTCATATATTTTGGACCAAAAAGTTCTGAGTAAATATATAACTAAAACCTCTTAAATTATTGGGGAGGGTGTAGAGTAGCTGTTTTTGCCAGGAACTTTATACCCTAAAATATATGACATTTGACGGGGTAGTAGAATCGGCGCAGAAAATACATCCTATATAATGAAGGGAGAATGGCAAATCATTCATACCTTCTATTTTTTTGGAGGTTTTATGCGAGAAGGAGAATATCAAAGACAAATAATCGTAAAACTCGAAACCATGTTTCCTGGATGCATCGTCCTTAAAAATGATGCCGGTTACAGGCAAGGTGTTCCCGACTTAACAGTATTTCATAATAATCAATGGGCCGCGCTCGAGATTAAACTTTCCGTAAAGGCAAGTCGTCAAGCTAACCAGACATATTATATCGACCGTATGAATGATATGTCTTTCGCCGCCTTTCTATGTCCGGAAAATGAGGAGGAAGTGTTGAATGCTCTTCAATCGTCATTCGGATCTGGAAGGGAAGCACGCATTCCTTAGCCCTAGCTACTATCATTGGATCAACTACAGTGATGAAAAATTAGAGGCTAGGTATGCATCAGTCACTGCGTCCAGAAGAGGCACGGATCTTCACAACCTGGCGCATGAAGCAATTCGTCTAGGCGTTAAACTATCCAGAGCTAACAAAGCTTTGTCCACATATGTCAATGATGCCATTGGTTATAACATGGCTTGTGAACAAACGCTTTTCTATTCTGATAACTGTTTCGGCTGTGCCGATACCATTTCCTTTAGAAGGGGGAAGCTTAGAATACATGACCTGAAGACAGGAGTAAGTAGAACTTCAGAGAAGCAGCTTGAAATCTATGCTGCACTATTTTGTCTTGAGTATAGCATTCTACCTCAAGATATCGAGATTGAACTCCGTATTTACAAGAGAGATGAGATTCTAGTGTATGAACCCGATTCATATGTAATTGAAACAATAATGGATAGAATTGTAGATTTTGATAATCGCATTGAGGCCTGGAAGGCATCCGACCGATACTAGGAGGTGTTTCATGGAGATCAAAGAACAAGACTACCTAGCTCATTATGGAACGCCACGTAAGTCTGGTCGATACCCATGGGGCTCAGGGGATCATAATTCACAGAGGAATAAGAGTTTCCTCGATCAGGTAGAAAGTCTTCGTAAGAATGGTGTTCCTGAAGGAACCATCGCAGATGGAATGGGAATGACAATTGCCGAGCTCAGGGCCGGTAAATCTGTAGCGCTTAACCAGCAGCGTATGGAGCGTATTGCAGAAGCTGAAAGACTTCATGATAAAGGTTTGTCCCACGTTGCAGCAGCTAAGCAAATGGGTATTCCTGAATCTACATTCAGGAGTCTGCTCGATCCAAGCGCTAAGATTCGTGCAGATACGCTTCAATCTACTTCGAACATGTTGAAGGAAGAAGTCGATGGATCTAAGCATGGCGGTATCGATGTTGGTAAGGGTGTAGAGAATCACCTCGGCATCAGTAAAGAGAAGCTTGATGCATCGATTGCTATTCTAAAAGAACAAGGGTATGAGCTCCATACCTTCAAGCAGCCACAGTTGGGTACAACCCACGAGACTAACCGAAGAGTTCTTGCTAAGCCTGGGTCTACTCAAAAAGAATTTTGGATGAATCCAGAGAATGTGTCACAGTTGAGTATGGTTAGGAAACCAACGCAGACATCGGAAGATGGTGGAAGAACATACTTCGGTTTGTTGCCCCCCATCCCAGTTTCTTTGAACCGTGTAGGAATTACATACAAGGAACAAGGTGGTGACAAAGCAGATGGCGTCATCTATGTTCGACCTGGTGCCAAAGATCTTTCATTGGGTAAGTCCAACTATGCACAAGTAAGAATCCAGGCAGGCCCAGGTCATTACATCAAGGGCATGGCCATGTATAAAGATGGTCTACCTGATGGCATAGATCTTCAATTCAATACAAACAAGAGCGACACAGGTAAGAAGACTGATGCGCTCAAGCCATTGAAAACTGATCTTGATGGTACCATTGATAAGGACAATCCGTTTGGTGCAGTGGTCAAGCAGATTCGTAAGCTTGATAAAGATGGCAAGCCCATCGAGAAGCTTGATTCTGCAATGAACATTGTACAAGAGGAAGGTGATTGGGGTAACTGGAGCAAGACCCTTGCTTCTCAGGTTCTATCTAAGCAAAGTCCTAAGCTTGCCAAGACTCAGCTTGACATGACATATGAGGAACGAGAGAACAAGTTCAAAGAGATCTCGGCTCTTACTAATCCCACCGTTAAGCGTAAGCTTCTCGAGGATCTCTCTGGTGAGATAGATACTGCAGCAGTAGACATGAAGGCTAAGCAACTACCACGTCAGGGATGGCATGCTATTCTCCCCATCCCAACGATGCCACCTAATCAGATTCATGCACCTAACTATAAAGATGGTGAGACTGTTGTTCTGATCAGGTACCCACATGGTGGTACATTTGAGATTCCAGAACTAACTGTTAATAATAGTCATGCCCCAGCTAAGCGTATGCTTGGTAATGCAAGAGATGCTGTTGGTATACACCACAGTGTAGCAGAGCGTTTGTCTGGTGCAGACTTTGATGGTGATACAGTACTGGTAATCCCTAATGATAGTCGTCGTGTCAAGACTACACCAGCATTGAAGGGTCTTGAGGGATTCGATGCTAAGGTACAGTATCGTGCTTATGAGGGTATGAAGAAGATCTCACCTAGTCATAAGCAGAATCAGATGGGTGTAGTATCCAACCTGATTACTGACATGACTATTCGTAATGCATCACAAGATGAGTTAGCTAGGGCCATCCGTCATAGTATGGTGATCATCGATGCAGAGAACCACAACCTGGATTACAAGAGATCATACAGGGAGAATGGTATCACTGAGTTGATGAAGCGGTATCAGAGTGGACCAAAGGGTGGCGCATCTACCCTTCTGTCACAGGCTGGTGCTAAGGACTATCCACCTGAGTTCAAAGAGAGGCCTGCTAGAGAAGGCGGTCCTATTGATAAGAAGACAGGTGAGCGTGTCTTTGTACCCACAGGTAGGATGAACAAAGCAGGTGAGCCTAGGGTAAAGAAGGTTAAGCGTCTATCCATTACACCTGATGCACACACCTTATCATCAGGCACACCAATGGAAACACTGTATGCTAACCACTCTAATAAACTTAAGGGCCTATCTAACAAGGTAAGACTAGAGCAAATTAATACCCCCGCCCTAAAGTATTCGAGGTCTGCTGCTAAGGTGTATGCTAATGAAGTAGCCTCCCTCAATAATAAGTTGAACCTAGCCAAGCAGAACGCACCTCTAGAACGCCATGCTAACGCCCTCGCCAATGAAGTATACAAGAGTAAGCTAGAACAGAATCCTCATCTTGATAAGGAGCGTAAGAAGAGGGCTAAGTACCAGGCCCTAGAAGAGATGCGTCGTAGGGTGGGTGCAAAGAAGCATGAGATTAAGTTTACTGATGCAGAGTGGGATGCCATACAGGCTGGTGCTATCAGTGATAGTAGACTTAGTGAGATGCTTACACATGCAGACATGAAGAGAGTACATGACTTAGCTACACCTAAGACACAGAAGCTTATGACTACCACTAAGACTAACCGTGCTGCTGCTATGTTAGCCTCCGGCTACACTAGAGAACAGGTAGCTGATCAGTTGGGTGTGTCACTGTCTACACTAGACAATGCTATACATGGTGGTACATCATGAGTACTTATGATGTTACTATCAATAGAGTAATGGAAGAAGGTGAAGTGTAATGGTTAGATCAATGCTAACTACTGTTGACAATCCATTCAATCCTTTCGATCAATGGGACCAGTGGTATGCTTATGATGAAAGATCAGGACACCACTCCACCTCCTTACTAGGTAGGATAGCAATGGTTGATGATGATTTAAGTGAAGAATTAATTGAGGAAGCGATAG